ACCGAACCTAATGGTTTTTATCTTGCTGCCCTCTTTGGCAACAACGACATGGCTTTTCTTGGGATGGGATGGGGTTCTTTTGGGTTTGTTGAACCCGGCCACGCCAGCCCGCTTGAGTGCTGGAGGTTTCATTTCTTCTTCGCAGTCTTCTTGGATTCACGGAAGGCTTTGGCGGTAGGTGCGCCCTTGCTTCCGGGCTTTCTCATCTTCTCTCCGCTACCTGCTGCTATACGCTTTTTCTTCTGATTAATGTTGTAGTAGAGGCCTTTTTTCATTTCTTTTTCTTGGGAACTCCAGCGGATCGAAGGGCAATGGCGACGGCTTGGGCGCGGCTCTTCGCCATAGGAGCCTTCTTCGGCCCCTTGGGGTTGATGCCTGCCTTGAGTTTACCCGCCTTGTATTCGCGCATGACTTTAGCTACTTTGGCTTGCTGGCCCTTTTTGGTGGTTGGCTTTTTCATTTCTTTTTGGACATCTTCTTGAGGGTTTGAGCGAGACGGGCGCGTTGTCCCATCTTACCTTTGGCTTTAGCCGCCTTGGCAAGCTTGCCAGCGGGGATGTTCTTGCCTGCTTTTGCTCCAAGTGCTTTACGAAGAGCGCCCGGCTTTTTGATCGCGGATTGGATCCATTTTTTCATTTGTTAATACCTTCCATGCCGTCTCTTAGGATTGCGAAGAAGGTATCGGACGACATCGTTACCCTCCACGGTTTGTTGTTCTTGCGGTGAGCCACTATCCATCGCTTACCGCCAGAGTCTTTAGTAGCCTGTTCGCAGGCTTTATCAAGGTTGAGGTTCTGCACGAACTTAACTTCCATGTGCAGGTTCTTGAGTTCCTCGCAGACCACATCCGGCGAGTCCGGGGAGCCAGAGAACTGTTGTCCCCTACGGGCGGTGAAACCCTCTGCGCGGAGTTCGTCCCTCCATAGGCGCTCGCCTCTGGCTCCCTTTGATCTGGAGTTGATTGGCATGGTGCAAATCCTAAAATGGGTCTTCTTCCTTTGTCAATACTTTTCTTTCAGAAAAATACAAGTCACGAATCTCCTTGGCTTGCCTAACATAAGGTTCTGCAAAGTGGGTGTTTTTGCCAGACTTTATGATGCTTATCGCCCGGTCAAGGAGCCTGTCTGCCTTTAGGAATTGTATGTCTGTCTCTACCATACTTCCTCCAGTTTCGAGAGTTCCCCGCGCATGGCCACATCAATGGTATAGTTCCTCGGTCCACGGCGGTTCTTCTTCACAACTACCCGCGATTTGTCCTTCCCGTGTTCGATGTGGACGACTTGGTCTGAGTGCATCCCGATGGCGCGGGACTCGCGGAGCCTGCCCTCGTCGTTCAATTGCGATGCCGTAAACATCACAATTTTGTGCTTCATGGCTGCGGTCTTGAGCCTCCTTGCCGCCTCGCTGATCGCGTTCTCCCTGTTGTCGCTGTTCGGCAGGGAGATGATTTGCAGGTAGTCCACAGCCACCACATCCGTCCTGTTTTCGCCGGAGAACCTTGCGATCTCCGATTCTATGTCGGATATGTCGTGGAGGTGGTCAACGACCTCGACTGGCATGGAGTGTAGTTTCATCAGGGCTTGGCTGATCTTGGGCAGTTCGGCCCCATGCTTTTCCTTGTAGTCCTCCATCTCGCGGATTGGGACTCCGGCCAAGTTCGCTGCCATTCGGCGGTAGATATCCTCCCCAGCCATCTCAAGAGAGAAGAAGAGGACGGGCCTGTTTTCGAGGAGCGCGGACACGGCAGCTTGGACGAGGAGGATGGATTTGCCTCCCCCAGTCTCTGCGGCGACAGTCATCATCTCCCCCCTGTGCATCCCGCCTTGGAGGCATCTGTCCAGTTTGAGCAACCCCGTAGGCAAAGTCTCCTTCTTGGCCTTGCCCTCCATCTCGTCAATGATCTGGGTGAGCATTTCCTTCTTTGTGCGCTTGGGTTTGTGGTCATGGTTGGAAACCGATTCTATCGTTAACGATAATTTGCGGAGGTCAGCCTGCCCACGGCGAATCTCGGGTTCCATCTCCTCCATCTGGACAAGGAGATCGCGGTAGCCTTTGGCCTCCCAGAGTTCCTTTCGGAAGTCGTTTGCCACATCTTGGGCGACCCTGCCTGCGGGGATGTTCATGCACTTCAAGATGTCGAGGACGGCGGTATGCCCGCCCATCCTTTCGAGTTCCCCCATGTTCTCAAGCTCCGAAATCGCCGTAAATTCGTCGCAGATGCCGTTTCGGCTATGGAAGGCCTTGATGGCGGTGAAAAGCGTCTGGTGGGCTTTTATGGCGAAAAGCGAGGCTTCCCAGTGCTGTTTGGCTAAGATGTCTGGATCTTGGACGAGGAGGCTGAGTGCAGCCTGCTCGCTGTTGCTGCGGATAGGGACTTTTTTCATTTAGATTCCTCCGAGAATTCTCCATGCAGTTGCCGCCACTCTTGGAACTTGTCCGTTTCCAGCGGCTTTAAGTCTGTCCATTTGGTTGGCCACCCCATCAACCACTCCGACAATTCCGGGTTGATCCATCCTTTTTCCGTTCCAAGCTCCGGTATATTCTTTCGGTTTCTCAAAGTGCTTCCGAATGTGCTTATTACTCGACGCTGGTCGCTTGCTTGTGGAGTGGCCCACGATCCAAATTCTTTCTCTTTGGTGTGGTGCGCCGACATCTTTTGCTCCCAACACACACCACCTTGCATCATACCCGCTTCCGGCCAAATCACGAAGGACTCTTCCAATTCCACGAACAAGGAGCATTGGTGAGTTCTCCACGAAGACCCACTCTGGTTCAATGTCGCAAATGATTCGCACCATTTCGCTCCACATTCCAGATCGCTTCCCTTCAATTCCCTTTCCGTTAATGTTTCCAGAACTAATGTCTTGGCAAGGAAATCCTCCCGATACCACATCAACAAGTCCTCTCCAAGGTCTTCCGTCAAATGTTTGCACATCATCCCAGACGGGAAACGCTTCCAAGCAGCCATCGTTTTGCCTTGCCACAAGAACGCTTGCTGCGTAGGCGTCCCATTCGACGGCGCAGACTGTTCGCCATCCGAGGAGTTTGCCGCCGAGTATTCCGCCACCCGCTCCCGCAAAGAGGGCGAGTTCGCGCATTCCTTCATCATTGCTTTGCTGATTAACCATGCCATTGTCTTGTCCTTTCATTTTATCGGTAACGATAATTTGGGTTATTGTTGTGACTCCTGCCTGTGAACCTTCTTTAGCCAGTCGGCTTTGAAGCCTTGCCAGTTCCGAAGGACACATTCCTCCATGGCAGAGTTGAGGGACCATCCCGCCTTGTCGGCTTCCTTGCGGAGCATGGCTATCACAGGGGCGGTGACCGCAGCCCGCTTGGCTTTGCGGAGGTCGCACCATGCCGCCCAAGTTTCGTCGGAAATATCGGCGGGTTTCGTTGGGGGGGATTTAGGCGCACGAAACGGAGTTCGCGTGCTAACACTATTGGAAGGTCGTGAACTCAAAGCGTCAGCTTTGCCAACCTGTGCGCCAGCACCATTTGCAGCGATAGCTACCTGCAATGAATCAACATTCCCCTTTGAAGGGGTTAGGGGTAGTTCTTTGTTTGTAGTCTCTGTTGTAATCTCTGGTATAGCTCCGTCAACTTGAGTATCCGAAGCGTCATTTTGACGGATCGGAGCGACTCCATTGTTAATCCTCTCGGCACACTCTTGGATAATTTGGTATCCACTAAGCGGCATATTTTTTGACTGCAACTTGATAATTATCTCCACGAAGTTGACCCGATATTGGTAGGTCTTGTCGAACCTGTATTTTGGGTTTGGGTTTACTCGGCGGCGAAGAAAGCTGTTTTTCACCAATCTATCCAAAACACGGTTCATCGTCTTTTCGCTTATGGCGCCAAACATCTCCTCCGTAAGTTCAGAGGCTGACTTGTATATCCACCCGTGCGCGAGAATAGGCACATGGTCAACAAGCATGGTGTATTCTTCCTCCAAGAACTTGTCGATATCCTTTACCCTCTCCGACCAATAGCACATTTGATTTAGAATCATTGCGTCTTCCAAGCATCCCGTGATGGCAAAGAACTCCTCCCTCAATACCATTTTTCCAAGTTTTCTTACTTTCATACCCTGTCCCAAGCCTCTGCGTAATTGTTGAGATAGATTCCTTCTTTCAAAGACTCTTCATCAAGTTTGAAGAACCCATATGCAGCCAATGCATCCAATGCGTTTCTGACTCTTTGTTTCGTGCATCGCAAGACTGAAGCAAAATGCTCTACACTTGCGGTGCATGGTTGATCGCAATTCTCAATATATGCCAGCAGCATTTGCTGTAGTTGAGTTAGACCAACCATGTTAAATACACGTTGGCTTACTAATATCCCGCCATTTTCTACAAGCGGACATTTATGGTATTTCATTATTTAGAGGGCCGCGCTCCCTTACCGACCAAAAGACCGGCGAACTGACGGGTGAAGAATTATCGGTAAGGGAGCAGCGATATATTATTTGTTATTCAATTTATTCTTTTGCTTATCGTCTGTTCTTCACGCAGACGGCACGATTTCTCGCACGATTCAGACCATACCAGACCCCTTGGGACAGTCAAGAACAATCTTTTTTATCGTTAACGATAATCACAGCGCAATCTTCTCCCGCTCGCAGCGAACCCACTCTTCGATCTGGTCGAGCAAGTCAACCCACGCTACGTCCGCCTCGCCCGCCGACTGAACTTCATAGACATTGAGCTTGTGGATGACGGCAAGCTCTGGTTCGCGGATGAGCATGATCTCGGACCAGAGTATCCTTTTCCCCGAGTAGGCGGCAGCGACAGCCGTGGAGTTCGGGCGGACACCCATGCAGAGAATCCCCCCATTCCCGCGAAAGACCTCATACTCCGTGAATATCCCCTCCCCCATGGACTCGGCCAAAGCCATATTGGTAACGAGGACCGACTTCCGGGCAAAGTCCATAAGCTTGAAGGAAGCCATGTCATAGTCGATCTGGGAGTCTGCGTTATCCATTAACGCTTCCGATAACAAAAATACTCTTGACTTGTCAACAATAATGTATAGACTTGCCACCCAAATGAATCATCCGCTGGAAGTGGCATACCACAACTATATCTCCGCAATGGAGCAGAGCAAGGCAATCAAGAATAGTGCGCGGAGGATGTTCGGCTTGTCGCTTCGGGAGACGAGGAGCAAACTCGGATTGACTGTCCGCCAGCTTGGGGAGAAGATCGGGGTGACAGGGAGCCTGATCAACCAAGTCGAAACCAACTGCCGCAGCGTCCTCAAAGCCGACCACATCATCAAGATTCTCGAACTATGCTCAAACGAAAAACCCCGCTCAAAGCGAGAACCGGATTCAAGAAAAGAGGAGGCAGGCTCAACCCCGTCAGCAAGCGCAGGAGGAAGTTGAATGAAGAATACGGCAAAGTCAGGAAAGAATACCTTGAAGAAAAAAACTACCGCTGCGAAATATGTGGGGGGCAAGCAACGGACATACACCATAAAAGGGGCCGTGGCAGTAACACCACAAAGAAGCATACTTTCATGGCTTTATGCAGGCCCTGCCACCATCGATGCCACAACAACCCCGGCTGGGCGCGGGAAAAAGGCTACCTAATCTACGAATTCCAATGTTCAAATCACTCATCACTTGCGAAGGCGTCATAGCAGACGAGAACCCACAGAAGATCAGATTCCGCCAAGACTGGGTGGACTGCTGGATCAAGCGCAGCGACATCAAGAATCTAACAATCGGGCTGAAGACCCCCGAGGGCGGGAACTACTGCAAGATCACACTCAGCGAAGAATTGGCAAACCTCATGGAATTGCAAGGCGAGTTGGAATAGCTATCGCCAACGACAATTCAATCCTCCCCATCATCATCGGACATATAGTAATCATCGTCCGACATGACAGAGACTTCCTTCTCGCGCCTCGCCCAGAACCGATCAGTAGGGACAGGTTTATCGTTACCGATAAAAACGAGTCCGTTTCTCCGCGCCATTTCCAAGCTATAGAGGAATGAGTCGGCGCAATTATCTACCAAGACTCCATTAGCATAATACACATTTTGGTTTTCGAGGACCAAGTTTAATACCCGCGCGACCCTTGTTTCTTTTGATGATCGCACAACGCTTGGAGCAGCAAATCCTCTTACGATAAGTGTTGCCATTAAAATCTTTGCCGCATTCCACGCATCTATAAGTTTTTGTTTTGTATTTTTCCCTATTAGCCGACTGAAAGCACGCCCCACTACAATACTTGGATTTGCTTTTGTTTTGAGTAATGACGGGCTTCCCGCAATGCCTGCAACTTCCCTCATGCTTTTCTCGTTTGAGAATACTATTGTATGCATGTTGACTATGCCACTTTCTTCCCTCTTCTGAAGAGTGCCACCTTTTTGCAGCTTCTTGAGCCAACTTAAGAGACTCCAGATTTTTTGCATAATAGTGCTTGTCTTTGAATCTCTCTTGCATGTGTAGCCGCATATGATCTTTCTTCGTAAGAAGGGTAAGATTTTCAATTCTGTTATCAGTCCAATCACCATTGATGTGATGGATTTCAAGACCATCAGGAATGTCTCCATTGTTTTCAACCCATATAACTCTGTGTAAAAGTCTCTCTGACGCATTCCTGTTTTCGTTTTGATAATATCTACCAGATGTTTGAATGCGATATTTGGATTTATTGTGAATAATGAATTTAGAATGTTCCATACAATTAGTCTTTCTTCAGACTCTATTGTATATGCGCTGGAGAGCTTGTCAAGTCTAACCCATCCATCTTCCCAAGTAAAAACCCTATGCTTTCCTTTTCCCTCAAGAACTCGACCATCATTAAACTCAACCTTACAAATTTCGTTATGAATTTCATCGTGGATAAATGCAATTTTTGTAATACCAAATGGAGTAACAACATCATCTCCGACTCGTAAGTCTTCAATCTTTACATTTCCATTTGGTGTCAGAATTAAAGTTCCTTCTACAAAGCAATCGGGCGAGAATCCCGTCCTGCCTTTGTAGTCATCCTTCGTCTCTACAGAAATCTTCTTATTCTTTAAGCGATACCTGCGCAGGCACAATTCCCGCCCAAGCTCGCCAGATGGTTCCACACCATAAATCACCCGTGCCTTGAATCCATGGAATGCAGAATACCAGTATTCAGATATCAAGCGATCATAGACCTCATTGCATGGACGCTTGTCCACATCGGCGGCGATACGATCAGTCGGGCGACCCATAGAGGAAATAAGGGCGATAGAAGACCCATCCTTGTCATGCCGCATCCATTCGCGCATGATAGCCTGCCCGACCCGCCCGCCATCACCACTCACATCCATGCCAAACTTCGACGGCTTCACCTCATACCTCCTGCACAGGTCAACCACCTTTGCTGCAACTTGAACATCAAACTCTGCGGCTACACCAGCAGCAATCTGGATCACTTCTTGATTCATCAGATACATCACCTTCTGTGAAGTGCCACGGACATAGCCAAGTTTACAGATCGTCAGCACACACCTGTCCCCGCCGGCCGTGAAAGCGGTATCAAATCCCGCAATGCGAACAATCTCATTGTAGTCCCAGATCGGCTCCGTAAAAGTATCGGCATTTCGGATGACGTCGGCAGTAAGGACTGTTTGGGCAAACCCGGACTTGGGCCACCAGCCAATGGCGTTGCGAACATAGTCCACGGAGTTCTCGTCCCCGTAGGACATTTTAAGGATGTCCGCCTGCTTCCTGCGGTCCATAAGGAACGGGAATGGTGAAGGCTCATCCGGCGGGGCGGCAAAGTTCGGGGACTTGCATCCATTGTAGAACAAACAAACCCCAGTCTCCGTCTCCCATTTGTCCATGTCGGCATTGACCGAATCGAAGTTGGTATGCCCCTTTGGCATCGCCCACCTTGTATGGGGATTGTCCCCCGCGCTCGGGTTTCCGATACCAATGAAAACCTTGTCATCGTTGGAAGAAAGGTTTTGCCTGATATTGATCGCGCCCATCTCCATTTCGGGCAACTCGTCCAAGGCTACGCGAATCCTATCGTTTTTGCGCCCACGGGTGGTATCAATTGCCTTCTGGCCCTCGGACCCCGGCGGGAACGCAATAGCCTTGATCGCATTCCGGTAGTCCTTCTCATCATCACCGGACGCACCACCCCACACAATCATATGCCGATAGTCCACAAGGTTTCCGATCTGGTTTGACGCACACTTCCAGAGTTTCGAGATGATACCCCAGATACGGTCCTCGGACGCGCCAAGTGTAGTAGTCGCTACCCACGCGGATGTGCAGTGCGGGGCGGCACACCAGTCCAAGTAAACCCACAGTCCAACAGGAAACGACTTTCCCATCGAAGCCGCGCCAGCGAGAACCACATCGTCATTGTTGCAGAGTTCCTCCAGCGTCCTCAACAATTGGGTGTTTGTATAGCCCCTGTTCTTGATGACAACATCGGTGGGCCACATATACTGGACCGCTTGGATGAAGTGTTCGTAGGGACTGAGCAACTTGAAGTCCCCAAGCTCAATATTGTTCTTTACGCAGTAGGTCTTGCCGTAGCTTCCACGGGTGATTGCGTAGCAGAAAAGCTCAATCTCCAGCGGGTTCATGTTGTCCGGGAAAACCATCCCGTATTTCCGAATACCTTGAGAAACAATTTTTCTTGACACGCAAAGATCAAAACCTATCTTTCCGCGCAAGGCAAGATGAAACTTAAAGAACCTCGACGCGCTCCGGTAGGCGGCTGGTGGTATCGTTACACGATACATCGCTTCAAAAATGACTTCCCAGCCACAGTCTATGGGGAATCCTTGAACAAACTCATTGAGAATATCACAAAAGACATGAGGTCAAACGGAGTTGATGTGCCAGTAGACTTGGCACAAATTGTCGAAGACCAGATTTGCGAACGCCAGCCAGCAGACAGGTGTTGGAGCGGGGCAGGCGACCATGTAGCGATTGCAATCCACACCGCCGCGAGGGCTGTGGACAAAGTATTCAAAACAAACCTTGAAAGTCGAGCCAAAGGTTGTAGTTCTTGTAGGCAGCGCAGACAAGCACTAAACAACCTCTTCAACAAATAACTATGATTACTGTCGGCTCAGACAACTTTAGCCTCGCAACCCTCGGACCAGACGGGGCGGTTCCCGCAACACGAATTGTTTCAGCAAATCATGCTTGGAACATCGCAAATAACCTATCCCTTAGCAATGTGGGGCGGGAGAACAAACGCATCCGAATTTACAAATCATACAAACGCTTCCCTCCTACTGGTTATAGCAAACTGGCAGAGAAGAAGTTGCCTTGGCAAGCCGATGTGAACTGGGGCCAGATGGAGTTCATCGTCAACAACCAGAAGAGTTCCTACTATGATGTTATCACCGAAAGGCAAGCCTGCGCTCAAATCGATACCAAGTTCGGCAATGAAAAAGAAAGACTCGTCCACTCGGAAAACATCACAAAAGCGTTCGATCAAGCGATCCGCGAATGGCCCGGATACCTTTACAACAAAGAGCAAGACCTTGAATCGATGCTGCTCTACGGAAAAGGCATCGGGATGTGGCACAGCCCCCTCGGATGGATGCCTGAGGCCGTTCCTCTCTCCGACCTTCTCTTTCCAGACGATATCAAGGTTGATCTCTCTAATCTGGAGGAGTTTGTGCGGCGAGTTCGACTCACCCCGTATCAACTCTACAAAGTCATCGAAAACCGATCAGCCGCCGAAGACCTTGGGTGGAATGTTGATGCAGTCGTGGACGCCATTAGATTCCACAAGGCTTTTTCAGAACACAACAAAACCCGCGAAGACTTCTTCCGCACAATCAGCGAAAGCGGATTCAACTGGTCGCTCTCGGTCAACCAAAAGATCGACCTCTACGAAATCTACTGGAGGGAATTCGACGGCACGATCAGCAAGGCAGTCATCCTCCAAGACTACAACCCGATCAGCCAACACATCAACAGCTTCGTCAAAGGCAAAGACCGCATCTCCGAAGATGTTGTTCGGGACCAGCATGGATTCCTCCAGCTTAACGTCGGTCTTTTTGAATCTTGGGACCAAATCCTCTATATGCTCACGGACTCCGTGGGTAGCGGACTATTCCACGACATCAAGTCCCAAGCGGAAGCTGCGTTCGTAGCCTGCCGCCAGTATGACTTCACGATGAACGGGCTTGTGGACGCCGTTCGCCTCAACTCCATGCTCCTCTTGGACGGCGGATCACCGGACTCCACCAAGATGCTCAAGCAGATGGAGTGGCTCCCGATCAGCGTCATGCCGGACGGAGCCAAGTTCACGCAGAACCGATTCACGCTCCCAGTCCAAGAAGGCATGGCATTCATGCAGTTCTACATGGGCGACCTTTATCGCGGTCTGGGTCAATACCGCATCAACGCACCGACAAGCGGCGGCGTCCAGCGCACCAAGGGCGAAGCGGAGCTTGATGCAGCGGAATCAGCCAAACTGAGCGGCACCCAAATCCGCCGATTCAACGAGTGCGAAACGCTCTACTTCCGCGAGCTATACAGGCGCTTTGTTTCATCCACACGAAACGATGAAGGATACGAATATGTCAGAAAATTCTATGAGATTCTGGAGGAACTTGGAACTCCGAAGGAGGCTGCTGCCTTTAAGAACATCACCTCAATCCGAAGCAACCTCATCAACGGAGCAGGAAGCCCATCCTTCAAGCTCATCGCTGCGGAGAAACTTGTTCAACTTACTTCGATCACACCAGCCAACGAAGGACAAGAAAATGCCATTAAGGACGCCATCGCAGCTTTGGCAGGGCGGGACAACGTAGCCCGCTACCGCGAGTTCAAGATGAGCAAGATCGATGACACCAACAGGATCATCGGTTTCGAGAATGCTGGCATGACAGATGTATTCGTCAACCCTGCGAACTTCCCTGTCCTGCCAACCGACCCGCATATCGAACACGTCACAGGTCACTTCCAAGACTTGATGATGCAGATTCAGACCAATATGCAGGCGATCCAGATGGGTGCTGCGGAACTCAACGAACTCGCCAAGGTTGTGCGCTCAATCCAGTTCAAGGGCGGCCACATCATGGCGCACGTCGAATACATCTCCAAAGACCCAACCAAGAAAGATTTCCTACAGCAGTTCATGGACGGAATGAACCAAGCAGGCAAGATGGGCGACGAGATTTCTGCGGTCTACCAAGAAATGGCACAGAGCCAGCAGGGCAAGCCCAGCACAGAGGAAGACATCAAACTCCAATACCTCGCCGCCAAGTCCGGCATCGAAATCGACACCAAACAGAAGCTCGCGGATATCGCAGTTGGCAAGGCATCGATCAGCCACGCCCAGCGCACCGAGCAACGCAAGCAGCAGGGTATCACCCAGCTTGCGCTCCAGAAAGCCAAAGCCCGCGCCGAAATCCAGAAGACCATGGCAAAGGCAAAACCCATGCAAGAGGCTCCCGAAGTTCCAGAGATGGAAGAAGAGGAAGAACCAGAGATGGAAGAGGAAGAGGAGACTGAAGAGGTAGAGGTCGAGGAGCCAGAGGAAATTGAAGAGATGAAGGGAGTTGAGGAAGAAGCTACCCAACCCGCCCCGCCGCAAACCACATGAACACAGACAAAGTAAAAAGCCTATGTGCGTCCATCGCCAACCATGACGATTGGAATGCGCTGCAAACCTACCTACTGATGACTGTCCAGCCATCCAGCGGGATAGACACAATCCGGGATGCACTCAACCGCATCAATTCGATTGGCGAAGACACACCCACCCAGCCATTCAAGAAAGGCAAAAAGCCTTCCACCCAAGAGCAGGAAGAACCCATTAGCGATCCCGACCTACAAGATATATGAGCGACACCAACAACGAAACAGCGGAGATCATCAAAGACCTCCAGAGCAAACCACAAATCCCCATCAAGGGAAACACGACTGACTTCCTCAAGAAGTTCAGCAAACAGCAGGCTGATGACGGGAAGCCAAGTGGAACCAATGTTGGCGATCCCACGCTTGGTATGCCCAAGGTTCAAGAGGAAGAGCCTGCGGAAGAGATTATCGTTAACGATAACGCCGAGGAACCCAAAAAGGACTTGAACGTCAAAAAGGGTGGCTTTGTCCAGAAGCAGATTGAGGAGAACCGCCGCCTCAAGGAGGAGTTGGAGAAGTTCAAGAAGGACGAGATTCCGAAATACGAGGGCAAGATCGCGGAGTTGGAGAAGCTCGTCCAGAACAGCGAAACCACGGCGGAAGCCAACCACTACCAATCACAGCTTAATAAAGCCAACGAGGAGAAGGTTGAATTGGAGCAAAACCTATCAAAGGAAATCCAAGAACTCCGCAGCAAGCTCGACTTCCATGACCTGACCACGAACCCCGACTTCCAGAAGCAATTCGTGGAACCGATCCAAAAGAGCTACAACGCAGCCCGGCAGATTATCGGCAACGATAATACACTGCTGAATATGTTCCAGCGGGCGATCAACGCAAACGCATCCATATTCAACCACTCGACCGAAGAGGATCGTGCGGCGGCAATGCGCGACAGGGACGAGGCATTTGAAGAGATCACCAATAGCTTGGGAACATTCAAGCAAGTCCGGTTCGCGGATGCCATCAAAGACTATCTGGACAGCACAGTCCAACACGCGCAGGCATTGATCAACCACACCCAGACCAAGCAGGATATCGAAGCCCAAGCCAAGCGCAAAGCACAGGAAGCCCGCAGCCAGTTCATCAACACATGGCGCGACTCCTACAAGAAGCAGGCAGAGGAAGTCGAAAACGAGATCAGCATCTCCGAAGACATCCAAACCTACATGAAAGAGAAAGGCATCACATTCGACACCAGCCGCGATGACGCCATTGCACTTTCAGCCACCCAGCAGTCCAACGATGAAGCATCAGTGGACGAAATGAACCGACTCATCAACCAAGGTCGCGCCTACAAGAAATTGCAGGCACAGGTCAAAGCACTCCAAGAGATGGTGAAGGAGAAAGACTCCTACATCAAATCGCTCAAGGGTGCCTCGCGTGTGGACAGCACCCCGAAGGTGAACGAGTCTCAGCAACGCCGGGTGACTATCACCGAAGGACTGGCGGCAAAGCTGGCGAAGTTCTCGCCATCCGGCCGCACTCTTGTGAACGCATAGCCTTACATCCGAGCCAAGCTGAAAGGGGGGTGGCGAAAAACCATCCCCCTTTTCATTTTGTTGAAAAAAAGATTTGACACATTTATTTCATCGATTACTTTGCGTGCAAATGGGAAATCCGAAGGCGTGAGCCGTTAGGGATTCAGTCGCACCCAGACTGGCGAGTTACCGACCTCGCAAACAAACGGCAACTGGACTGAGCCGCAAGGCATCTCTGGGTAGGTTCCAGCAGAGGAAACAAGCACTCGCTTGGCATTCCTCTGTGAATTGTTGGGCGAGTAAACCAAACAACAACCAACAACCTAAACCAAAATCAATACTATGGGCGAACAGCTCTATTTCAATTCGTGCGCCGAGATTGACAGCTTTTTCCGCGAAGGTCGTGAATACTTCAACGATCTCTATGTGAAGAAGCTCGTCACCAACTCGACGTATTTCACTCGCTTTGACGAGCAACCTTGGCCGCTTAACCATACCACCGAGCAGAAAGCCTTCCGCTTCGGTCGCGGCTTCTACGATCCCTGCACCCCGTTCCGCAAGATCGTTGACACCTACTGCAACACGGACTCCTGCGACAGCAAGCCCGAGGTCATCGAACGCCCCGGCACCGAGAGCTACACTTTCGAGCTTCTCCGCAAGGAAATGACCACCGACTGGATTTGCGTGGAGAGCCTTCTCTATCGCCTCTTCCCCGCTGAAGAGATTCTCCAGTTCGAGGAGTCGAATGCCCGCATCACCAAGAACGTCCACGAAGAGTTCCTCCGCGCCAACTACATCGGCGGCGCTGGCCACAAGTGGCTCGGCGTTGTGAACGACGATGGTGTCTACTGCGGACTCCTCGACGACCAGTCTTGGTTCATTCCCGAACACACCACCAACAACGAGTCTGGCTACGACCTCTGCGCCGTGCGCGTCAAGGTTGCCGTTGCCGACCTCAACAAGATCGCATACCTGTCGCTGGATATGCTGGATGACGCTCTGGTCGAACTCCAGAACGAAGACGATGCCTTCCGCCTTGACCTCTCCGAGGCAACCGGGATGCCGCTCCTCGACATCGTTATCCCCGATCCCCGCGTTGGTCGCGGACTCTACTTCCAAGCCAAGCGCAACAATGGTTACTGGGATGCCAACACCGACTTCGATTCTCGCCTTACGAGCCTCAAGTTGGGTGTCAACCGCATCATCGGTGACTACGCATTCGGCTACGACATCAACAGCGTCCGCTTCAACGCCGACACTGCCTTCAACGCCACCCTGCCCGCCTTCAATGCGAGCGACTCTTCGACATGGCCACGCCTCATCCGCGTTCCCCGCTACGTCAAGACGAATCTCGAGAACGGCTGCGCGTATGTTCCGAACCGCGACTACCAGAACGCAGACTTTGCGATCTCTGCCGCTATCGTCAACAACGCGATGGTCAAGTGGACGATGCCTTCCTCCACGGGATACGGCCAAGCCCAGCAGATGACCCAGAACTACGCTGGGGACTGGGAGTGGAAGAACCCGGATTGGGAGTGCAACCGCTGGCGCAAATCGGGCTTCTACCAAGCCCAGTTCCGCCTCGCGGCTCAGGTCAAAGACCCGACCCTCATCCACGTGTTCCTGCATCGTATGCCGAAAGCCCGTAACCTCTACGGCTCCTGCTGCGAACTGAACACCTACACGCCGTGCAACACCTCGCCCGACTGCTACTCCTGCGAAGGGGTGGGCGACATCGTGGCTCCCTAACCAATAAACCCTAATGAGGGGCGGGAATACTCCCGCTCCTCAACGGGGGAAAGGAAAACAAAATGGCTTGCTTCACAGACCTAAACTACGCAGACCGCAGCTACCAGTTGCTGAGGACGCTCGCAACGATTTCGGAAACCAATCCGATTGCGTTGGGATGCTACGCCGAGATGAATAACTCTGGAAAGATGTTCCAGTTCTATTCCAAGCTCGCCCTCATCGCTGGCTACGAGGATGCGTTGAACCAAAACTGCTTTGAGCAACTGACTGAAGATGCCCAATGGAACCTTCTTAACGAAGCCCTGTTGGACGCCTTCACGCCACCTCCTCTCTAACAACAACCAAACTAATATAATACAATGTCTAATCGCCGTCCTTACACACCCGACCGCACAGTCCTGTTCGGTCCTCAAACCGTGAATCTCTTGGAAGCTGGCAACGCTGTCCTCGTTCGTTTGAACGATCAAGACACCCGCTTCATCGTCCAAGACGTGATTCTCGAAACTGTCTACGCCAAAGGAACCACCGCCACCGACCCACAAGTCCGTGCCACCGATGGAACCAATGCGATCACCTCGACCCTCACCATCACCGATGCTCTCGACAACGTTGGCGGCGCGAACTACCTCGCGCTCGTTGCCAACCCCGTCCCGACTGTCACCGGAACCGACACCCTCACCCTTGAGAAAGTTGTCGTTGGTCTTGGTCAGGCTACCGCCACCCGCGCCCGCACAAATGGTGTTGCAACCATCGTGACTGGTGCCGCCCATGGCTTCGCTACTGGCGACCTCATCACCATCGCTTCGATGACCGACACCAGCTTCAACGCCGTTGACGCTTGCGTGACTGTTGTGGACACCACGACCTTCACCTACGAGAACGCTGGTCCCGATGTTGCATCCGGAGCAGATACCGCTGGTCGTGTTGGTGCGCTCAAGGTTAACGCCTACGCCACCGGCATCTACTGGTAATTATCGTTAACGATAACTTTGGAGCGTAGGGGTTCGATCCCCCTGCGCTTCCAACAACACATTTTAGATTCGCTATGCCTACTATTTCCGCAGCCTGTTTCAAAGAAGGAACCGAAGACTCCCAAAACTGGGAGATACTAAACCAAATTGAGGCATCGGGTGATGAGATTGCTTCCGCAGTCCAAGCCGCCCAAGGGTTCCAAATTCCCCCCTACGACTTCATCGACCTTGACTACGTGGGTTCCACAAACAACCTTTCTACTGTCGTATATAAAATCGGCGGCTCTGGTGGGACCATAGTGGCTACACTTACTTTCACTTATGTTGGTGGTGTTCCAACATCTAATGATGCACTTATTGACACTGTAACCAAATCCTAATCATGGGCTGGAAATTTAATCCGTTTACTGGAAAACTTGATATAACTGGAGCAGGGGGCGGATCGCCAACTGGGCCTGCTGGTGGTGATCTTTCTGGGACATACCCAAACCCGACAGTTGATGGTTTACAGGGTAGGCCAGTCAGCAATGCAACCCCAGTCAACGGACAAGTTCTACAATATGATGGAGCAAACTGGGTTCCGGGCAGTATCCCGTCGGGAGGGTCTGGTGGTGGTGGAGTTGTTTATTATCTCAACTTCAACACGGCAGCAGACGCCCCACTGACAAACATCCCGCAAACTCCGAATGCCTCAAAGGAACTCGGAATCATTGCAGATGTTACCGCAACCAGTTACCTCTCCCCCATCCTCTCTACAGCGAGCTATGACTTCCTCGCCTCGTTTGTAACTGATCTGAATGTCCCATCAGCCACAGCAATCCCTGCTGGAATCTGGGACTTCAATATTTTTGTCGAAAGCACTACTACAAACTCTGCAAACCAAGTCTATTTCAAGATTGAGATTCTGAAATACGATGGCGTCAATGCCCCAGTTTTGCTTGCGACTTCTAACGACACATACATCTACGATCCTTCTGAAATTACACAACAAGTAGCATCTGTAGTGATGCCGCAAACCACGATTCTCGCCACTGATCGAATCGTCGTTTACTTATATGGACGGGCGCATCAGAATAACAATCGTCTTACATTCCACTTCGGAGGCCAATATCCTTCTCACACCCATAGCACCATGCCATCCGTTACTGGAACTGGCGTGGTCAAGGTGGTCAATGGAGTATTCCAAAGTCCAGCTACGACAATCGTAAACTCTGATGTGTCTGCATCCGCAGCGATTGATCAAAGCAAAATAGCAAATCTTACTACAGACCTTTCTTCAAAAGTAGCAAGGACTGGAGACACCATGACCGGAAAATTGATTCTTCCGGCATCAACAGCATTATCCGCGCCATTAAATATTCCTCACGGAACAGACCCGTCATCACCAGTTAATGGAGACTTGTGGCTGAATGGATCGCTGCGATATAGAGATCAATCGGGCGTAACCCGATTCGTCGCAGACACAAATAGACCAAATACTTTTACTCAAAGACAAACGATAACTGCTGATGCGTTTACTACTTTGCCAGCGTTGCGAATCACTCAAGAAGGAAGCGGTGAAGCGTTACGGGTTGAAGACGATACAACTCCAGATGCAACTGCTTTTGTTGTTTCCAACACAGGAAGGGTTGGCATCGGGACTGCGCCTGACGCAACGGTAGGATTAAAGCTTGATTCTACTGGAATCAAGTTTTCAGACAATACGGTTCAAACTACAGCGGCAACATCTGGCGTAACATCCGTCACCGCTACCGCTCCGCTAACTAGCTCTGGTGGAGCCACCCCAGACATTTCTACCAGTATCGACACCAACCGCATCGTAGGTCGCAGCACAGCGGGAACAGGCGTGATGGAGCAACTCACTCCCGTTGGCATCACAGTGTCTGGAGGAAACATCACAGGCATTGGTGGAACTCTCGGCACGGTTGATAATGCGATTCCTAGGGCAGATGGCACAGGCGGGTTTACAGCGCAGGGGAGTGACATCGTTATAGATGATGCTACAACAAGCACCCAGAACAATGTCGCCATCACGAACCAGCACTCTGGTCAAACCAACAGCGCGCTCGTCCTCTCACCAAAAGGCACGGGGCCTTTTATTCTTGGGCCGAAACCGAACGGCACTGCAAGCGGCGGAAATTCGCGTGGGTCAAATGCGGTGGACTTGCAGATATCTCGTGGTTCTGCTATACAAGTTGCAAGCGGAGCTAACTCTTTTTGTGTTGGAAGCGAATGTTCAGCTTCTGGTTCGCAATCTGTTGGAATGGGATTTGGAGGATACGCAACAGGACAAAGTTCTTTTGCCGTTGGTGGAATTTCTGGCTTGGCATATAGTATTGCAAGCGGCACTGCCTCTATTGCCTTTGGTGGCGCTGAAGCAAATAGAAGGGGAATGCTTGCACATGGTTGTCCTCGCTTTTCTGCTGAAGGCGACGCCCAACGCGCCCGCTTCGTCCTTCGCTGCAAGACCACTACGAACACCGGAGTCGAGATGGCACTAGATGGAGCAACAACATATCTCGGCATCCCATCTGGAAAGATCATAGCCTGCACTATTAATATTACGGGAAGCAAGTCAGACGGTTCTGCGGTGGCGCACTATCTTCGCCAGTATTGCGTGAAGAATGTGGGAGGCACCTCCAGCGAGGTCTACGCTCCGGTGACTATCGGAACCGATAACGCGGCAGGCACGACGATTGCGCTTTCTGCAAATAACACAGACGACACGCTCCGCATTTTTGTGACAGGTATCGCCTCTGAAACTTGGAGGTGGGTAGCGTCTGTGGATGCCGTGGAAGTTGCTTACGGAACATAATACTATGCTAAAAACATACGGACTCATATTCGCAAACGGGGACAAGTATCTTTCCAGCGTTGTGCTGGATGATGAAGGCAATCCCCGCATCGACACGATTCGCCCATATCCTGTGCCAGAAGACTGGGTTGACCCTACCCTCGTTCCGCTCATCAAAGCCGATCCTCCGGGGCCGGAGAGTGAATGGGTGAGCCACCTTGAGTGGTTCGATGACCGCGTGGAAGTGAAATGGGAACCAATTAACAACTAAAAGCCATGCCATCACCAGACAGACATTTTGCAAACGCCGCGATCTTCACGCACTCTACTGGGCTTACCCCGAACAGCGGTGACGCAGCCCTCTACATCAAGAGTGATAATAAAGCCTATATCAAAGATTCGGGCGGAACGGAGACGGCAGTCGGAGGTGGAGGAACAAAAACCTACGCAGTCTTCAACGCGCAAGACAACCAACCTCCAGCCACAAACTTCGCCACTCTGGATACCCGTAACAGCATCGCAATCCTCGACTTTGACGATGCCACAGACGAGAGCGCAATCTTCCTTGGCATCATCCCCGAAGCCGCCGTGCTGGGAAGCGGACTCAAGATTCGCCTCATCTGGACTGCCACCACAGCTACATCTGGAGCCTGTGTGTGGGATGCCTCGTTGGAGCGCATGACTACCGATATTGATACCGATTCATTCGACACCGCCGCCAGCGTCACCACTACCACAAACGGAACCAGCGGAGTGCCGAACTACTCGGAGATTACGCTCACTACCATCGACTCGGTAACTGCCGGAGACGGATTCCGCCTCAAGATCAACCGCGATGCGAACAACGGAAGCGACACTATGACAGGCGATGCCGAACTCATCGCAGTCGAAGTAAGGAGCGCGGCGTAATGGCACGGGCATTTGCAACTAATCAAAAAATCGAAGGAACAACTACGGTTGGTAAAAATCAGACATATTTTACATTGGCATGTTGGTTTAGAAGACCATCAAATGGAACTTTGCAAATCTGTGGTTTTTCAAAAGAAAATCATAATTTTTATATGATTCATAATAGCAATGAGCGTTTTTACGCTTTAATTTCAAATGGTTCTCTTGTTTACGGGGAAACGGCAGCTTCTGTAACAGGCTGGAATCATTTCGCACAAACTTTTGATGGTTCTCAATCTGGAAATTCAAACAGGTTGAAGGCTTATGTAAATGGCGCGAATGCAACAATGTCTTTTTCCGGAACAGTTCCATCAACAACAAGCAATAGTGCTGATATGGAAACATTTACAATCGGAAGAGAAATTGGAGCTTTTGGTAGATCAACAACTGGTGACATTGCAGAAGTTGGAGTATGGCAAGCAACCCTGACAGCTGATGAAATCGCTTCTTTAGCAGACGGAATGACATGCGATAAAATCCGCCCACAGTCACTCGTCTACTACACCCCACTTATCCGCGACATCCAAGACCTCGCTCGTGGAATGACACTCACCAACACCAACTCAACCGTAGCAACCCACCCAAGAGTCTATGCCTAACTATTACAACAAAACAAACTTTGAGCGCAAAGACATCGCCCAAGAAACGATTGACCTTTGGACAGAGACGAGCAACCCGAAGCTGGACGAGTATGCGCTGACTCCTGCCAAACCATCGGAGAATGCCACATGGGGGCCGGGATATTGGATCATTCCACCCGCTCCTACATACACAGCGAATGCTTGGCTGGAGAAAGAAGGCTACGGCCCCACCCAGTTGGTCACACTCCTCGACCTCGCCGCGCAACTCCAAGCCGCAGGCAAGGT